TTTTGAAGGCGTGTCAACATAGCCTTTTGGGATGTCTTGCCCCTCTAAGAACAATTCCGCACCTTGTGCGCTATACATCCAAACATCTGTTTTAGCTTTCATAGTAAGCCCTCCAATTGACGAAAAAGGGCGACCCGAAAGCCGCCCAATTTATTCTAATATTAAGCTGTACCTGACAAGCGACACGCAAGACGCGGGTCAATTGCTTTTGTGCCAAACAGCACATCAAAGCGCCAGCTCTCGATATCGTTTGTGTGGTCGTAACCAGGGATCAAACGAAGTGAGATGCCTTTGTAGCTTTCACGTGTTCCACCATATGCAGAAGCTGGCATTTCCATCGGTGCGGATACGAATGCAAACGCATTTTTATGGAATAGCATGTTCTGACGGTAACCCGTTGATGCTGTACCCATGACAGTGATTGCAGCGTTATCAGCCGGTGTACTATCAACAGTCGCTTGTGCACCAGATGAGATGATAGCCGGTGATACAGTCAATGTTGCATTACCTGAACCATCAGAAGTTACATCTGAAACAACAGTAAACTGACGCAAGAACGGCAACGCCGCTTTGCTCACAGGATTAACCGCATAAACACCCGCAATTGTGAACACGTCACCAGCTTTTAGAACCGCCGTTGAAGTTGTCCAGCCATCAGTCACAAGAGATGATGTAAAGTTTGACGTGTCTTTAGCTGTTGCGAATGTGTCATTTTGCGAACCACCATTAACAAGCGGTGTGCCACCGTGTGCGCCAACTGTGTGTGTTGGTACGTTTTGCGCTGAATAAGTCTCAACGCCGCCAATGTTACCCAGACGAGCCATTGTGTAAGCATTCTCAACAAGCTTGTCACTTGCTGCCAATGATGCTTGACCACCCAATAGGCCCCAATGATCCGCTGGTGAAAGAACACCACAACGTTCCGTAGGGATAGCCAATTCATCCATGCGCTGCGGACCTTTTGCAAAGTCTGTAAACGCATCGATAGTTTGACCTGGTGTGCCTTGCCAGTTTGGAACGTACTTATAAAGATCCATGATTTGACGATCAATATAATCAGCCAATTGGATCATCGCCGGTTTAAGAACACGTTCACGAACACCAGATTTATCAATGTCTGTTGTCATTTCTTTAGATGTAAAGCCAACATCAACACCAATTTGGTTATTCATGGTGATAGTTGTTGAACCTTCTTCAACATCTTGATTAGATCGTGTTGCACCGGTACGAACGGTGAAATCAGCAGGACGACGAACTGAGACTGTATCGCCTTTTTTCATGCCGTTTACTTTTTGCGAAAATTCCTTGTCATAGTCCGTGTGGACTTTCTTTGTCATAACAAGAGTGTTTTCAAGAATGCGTAGGGCTTCTTTAGTGAAGACCGACGACTGCTTTTTGATATCATTAGCCATTTGCTAAAATCCTTCTAAGGGCTTGGACTGTCATCTCGACGTTCAAACTTTGATTTATGAAATTATTTAAATGTTTTTGCCGACCATTTATCGTATTCAGCCATTGTCATTTGTGACGGGTCTTTTGTTGTCATGCCTGAGCTGCGGCTTGATACTTTTTTGAGCGGCTTTGTTGCTTTCGCCTTTTGGGAAAGCGTAGGGATTTTGGCCTGTTTTTTCTGCGATAACGTACCCAATTGAGCAAGATGCAATATTTTGAGAACCGAAGGACTCATTGCATTATCAATTTGCTCTTGTGTAAAACCATGTTCATTAATGGCCTCGGACACGATGTTATCGTAAGAACTAGGGGACCACCCTGGAATATTTTTAGCTGCATAATCTTTGGTTGCCGTGATGCGGTTAGCCGTTGCTTGCTTCGCTATTTCGGTCCGTTGGTTATAAGCATTCTGTAAATGGGTCTTTAAATTAACTTGCTCATTTGCAAGTTGTTGCATCCGCATATTAGTCTTTTGAGCGCTAATAGGGTCTTGATCGAAATAAGCATCCCAATCAATATTCTGCATCTCTTGAAGCTCTTGATTAATGTTAGTTAACCGAGATTTAGCTTCAATCTCTTGCTCAACTACTTCATACATGATTTGAGCTTGTTGCGCTTCTTGCTCTAGTTGCTTTCGCTGTTGGGCTACTTCTGTCGTTTTCTGCGTGTAATCCGCATTTTTCATGTAGCCTTCTTTTAGAGCTTTTGGCACTTGATAGATTTCACCATCGAGTTCCATTTCTTCAAAGCCTTCGGTTTCTGGTTGGCTTTCGGCATCTGCCTCTAGCTCCGATTCCTCGACTTCTTCTTCGTCAATTTCCTCTGGCTCGATATCGTCAGATAAATCTTCGTCTAACTCTTCAACTTCCAAATCGTTTTCGATTGCCTCTACAGGTTCTTCCACGAGTTCTTCTTGTTGTTCTAGTTCCATGAGTTGCACTCCTTTTTAGGTTGGTGCTGATTGGCGCGTTTAACCCGCAGCGCTAGGGTTTAGTATGAAAGCAATAACAACAGGTCTTCTTCCTCTTGCATCCTGATTAGGTGTGCAAGCTGATTAAGTTGCCTCTCGAAGCCTTCGAATGTTGTTGGTTTGTACTTTGCAAGCCTTGCCATTTTCGGCGTAGGCTCGAAACTTGTTTCTAATAGCGTTTTTGCGCGACGAGATAGCCGCCTGACACGCTTCTTTATTTCTTTTGGCGCATCGTCCGTTGAAGCTTCTAACGCCTCTTGAGCCGCCTTGTGTTGAGCTTCCAATAATTTGCGTATTTCAGCACGTTGGCGCTCTTTTTCTTCTTCCGATAACGGTTTAGGCGTATAGCTGCGATTGCTGCTTGAACTGCCTTTGATAACATCCCCTGCTGCTGGTGTGAACCCAGCGACCGCGAATGTAGTAGCTCCGCTTGCTGGTGCGCCGTCAAATGTGCCTGATTTATAAGGTGTGTTGTATGTTGCCATTAGTTAAGCACCTCACGCACTGGCTCAACACGTGCAACACCCTTACTATCTCGCACGACCTGTTTAGGTGTGTTCATAGCGTCCGCAACAACTTGTAATCCCTCAACAGTTGCTTGCGAGTTTTCCGTCATTGCCTGAGTGATAACCTGGAGCGACTGCAAAACCGCTTGTAATGCTAAATCATGCTTTGAAACATCAATCGGTTGCCCGTTTTCGTCAAGCTGCTCAACTAGATTGCCTTCAATTTGCTTAACACGTAAATCATGGGTCAATTTAGCATTTTCAAGACCGAGCTTTTCAGCTTCTAGCTCAACTTTGCGATGTTCAAGATTAATCTTCTCACGATCAACCGCGACTTTTTCCATATCAGCGTTTGCTTTAGCCATATTCTGTGAGGCTTGCTGTTCGAGCTTTTGATTTTCTTGTGTGAGCTGTTGAATTTGCTGCTTGCCCTGCTCCATAGCTTGTTGAACTTCTGGAGGTAGCTTGTTTTCGTTTGTCGGGTCCAGCTTTGCCAGCTTTTCGGCAATCTCGTCAGCTTGAGGCCAATCCATGTTCTTTGCCAATGGTGCGCCAAGTACAGGGGCTGACTGTGGAAACGCTCTAATCATTTCGGTCATTTGCGTAGCTGCTTCTTCACGTCTTGTTGTAAAGCTTGGGCCTGCCTCGACCGCGACATCATACTTGCCCACGGTTAAATCGTGCATGGCTAGAACAACATTGCCTTGATCATCAGTCTCAGGCTTACCATCGCGTCCCATATGTTGAACCGGCTCGCCTTTATTAACTTCTTGCAAGTGTTCCCGACCATCTTCACCCAATACACGAAGCATACGCGGCTTATCATATACCGCAGGGATTAAATCAACGATAACGCGGCCAACTTGTCGAATAGCGCGGGTTAAGTTATCCGTGAAATGGAATGTTGCTACATCACCCTCACGTTGACGAGCCATAATAGCTTTACCGCTAGTCTCGTTTGATCTAGCACCTAGTGAAGCGTCATACATGCCAATCGTAGACTTGATATCATCGGAGGCATTTAAAGCCTCTTGTAATGCACCACCGGCCGCACCGCTATCGAGAGGTTGACGCATTGGCGGTTGCTCACCATCATATTCTAAATATGCGTGATTTTCTTTGTGTGCTGTTTGCCAACGATCCGCATCACTATCAAATGCGCCTACAGGACCAATAAAAGGCGTTCTAGGCGCGAGCGCTACAAGTTCCGTTGCCGTTGTGCGCCAATAGTTAAACTGTCGTTGTGCATCCTTTGCGGGGTTAATTAAGCTGCGATAATATCGCTTTCCTTCAACCGAAAACTCGTCCCCATAAACAGGGATAATTGGGATATACTTACCAGGCCAATCATTCTCTTCAAGAATTTCAGCGCCAGACATAATTGTTTGTGTGACTTTGTATGACTTAGTTGTGCGCTCATTAACGATTTGAATTGAGCCTAGCTCCATAGCGGCCAGCAAGTCTTCATCGTTCATCAAGTCTTCTTTTGAGAAAACACGCCCGTCAGATGTCAAGACAATCTCTTGATCAACCTCTTTACGCTCCCAAAATTCAGCAACTAGAATGCCGTCATCATTCAGCCAATCGCCATCAGCTTCCGACCATTTATCATCGTCAAAATCTTTAATCTCAGCGTTAGGATATTTAGTTTTGTAAGCCTTCTTAGATAGGCGGTCTACAATAAAGCACTCATTCCAGCCCGAACCATCGGCGCAAGTCGCGTTAGGATCGCCATACACCGCAAACGGATTAATCACACGGTCGATGTTAATGTCCATGTCAAAAGCATCATCATATGAATAATCAATGCCTACACGGATATACCCAAAGCCATTTGTTACCGCGCATTCAACAGCCGTATCGTAGGCAATATCAGCGTGTGAAGTGTATTCAATGTTTTTGATAAGCCCGTTTAAAACTTCCGCTGTTTTTGTATCCGCAGCGCTATCAACCGGTTTAGGCTTAATCGATGGCTTGCTTTGACGCGCATCATTAACCACCTGGCGAATGAATGTCTGCATCTTATTGATTGTTAATACAGGTCTGCCATCAGCTTCACGCTGGTTTCTAATCTTGTCAGGCCATTGCTCGCCAAGCTTTGCAAAGCGCAAGTCTTCTAGGCCCATGTCATGATTATCCGACAATGCAGCTTTAGCAACGTCAAAACGCTCACGCCCATAAACGAGCTTGTCTTCCGTTTTGCTGCTTTTTTTCTTGTCTTCCATTAACCCATCCATCCACCAGCACTCGCATACGTTTTACGAGTTGGTCGTTTCTTTGCTGGTTTTCGTGTTAATTGTGGGAATAACTCAGTCATTGCCCATATTGCCGCATCAGCTCTATCAGGTGAACGATCACCTACATAACCCGCCGTTGTCATTTCTGTTAGCTGGTCTTCTATCTCTGGAAAGTAACCAACATGCTTAATTTTATCAGGATACAAGTAAGATATTGGTTCAGCTCTGATTGCTTTGCCTCTTGAAGCGTGAACTTCCTTGTATGGTGTCTGTGGTCTAGCTGCTTGAATAACTGCCCTAACCATATCGCCACCGTAGTTCTTTTCAGCAACAACACAATCTGCACTGTGTCTGTCAAAAGCCTGACCAACAACATTGCCCCAAACTTCCGGCTTAAACTTCCCTGATAGGTCTTCAAGCAGATATCCCTTTCCATCAACGCCAAGCGCTGCAACGACTATTCCGATTTCATCCGACCGCTCGTCTTCATCACCAGAACACCCCGAAGGATCAACCGCAATAACAATTCGTTGAAAGTCTGGCGTTGAGCCATCTAAAACGCGGCAACGGTCAAACGTGTCGATAGTCCATAAAGCGTTATCGTTAGCACCTAAGAATTTACCTTCTAAGAACCTTGCCCGCATTCTTTCAGGCAACGCTTCAAGCTCTTGAATGTATTCCTCTGGCAGATTGTCTGTATTATCGCCAGGGTTCATCAACAACGAAGCATAACGCTCTTGATTTGGTAATCCCTCTTTGCTGTCGGGGTCTATCTTCTTAACAAATACTCGATATGTCCAATGTGATTGACTAGGCGGGTTACAATCGTAATATGCTTTGAGCGTTAAGCCGCAGTTTTGCGCTAAACGTGTCATTGCCATGTTACGAGCAGACCAGCTAATCTGTGAACACTCATTTAGATAAACTGTTGCGTATTCTTGCCCCAAAATCTTCTCAGTGCGTTCTTTATCGTCAAGACCGCCGAACCAAATCTCAGAACCATTTGGGAGCTTTAAATACCAATCTGTTTTATCTAGCTTGCACTTTTCCCATAGACCAGGCCAACAAAGCTTAATAACCTTGGGCAATGTGTCCATGACAATAGATGATTTGATGTGGTTAAAGCGAAACCTTAGAATAATATGACGGCTGTTCTCAGCCTTTAGCGCCCTTACAACAACAGCCCTTACAAGTGCAAAGGTCTTGCCAGAACGTGAACCGCCAAACAGCATTATGTGACGTGCTTCTGATCCTAGTAACCTGTTTGCGTCTGATTGCTTGGCAGTAAGACTAAAGTTTGTCGTCATCGTTTACGAAGTTAAGTTGAAGCGGGCCACCGTCTTTGCCTGATATTTCAGTTTGAACCTTATCGCCGTATTTCTTAGGCTTGAGCTTTGAAGCAACCCATTTACGTGAATCAATGCGAAGTTTGGCGCGCTGAACTAAATCAGGCTGCAATGTGTCTTTCGCTGTGTCGTACTGGTCAGCAATTGCGATGATATCATCTGCTAATGATTCCGCTTGTTCTTCTTTCGCGCGGGCGTATTGGTCCGAAAAGTATTGGTTATCATTCAACCATTTAAAGACAGTGCTTCTACTTGGCATGTCATCCGAAAGGCAAATTGCTCTTAGGCTTTCGCCATCACAAAGCTTTTCACATATCAAGTCAGCAATCTCTTGCGTGTAGTCGCTTGGTCTACCCATTTGCTTATTATTCATTGTATTCAATCAATGTGTTCATTGCTACTTGAGTAGCGCCAATAGCTGAATAGTTACCGGTATAACCAACAATAGTTTGACTTGCTGTTAGGTCTGCATGTGTCTCTACCAATAAAACCCCATGCGTCTCACCACTTCTTGCGCGCTCTAATGCTAGCTCTAAAAACTGAATGACACCTTCTTCTGGCTTATCTTTTGACGGTAACGCATCACCGTTTAATTGAATTATGTCACCCATATTCTCTTAACTGCCTTGCGTGTTCTTCGAGTATTACCGCTGTTTCTTCTGGTGTGCTTGTATCCATGTAAGCGGCTATGACAGCTTCAAGCATTAGATTATTGCGAGCTATTAGCACTTCATGCACTGTTTCGCTTACTATGCCTTCAAGCTTCTTGTCTGGCATTAAATCACCTTAACCACCGCGTTCGTGGACTTATCAATTATCACTTGTTTTCCATTGGCTTTTGAATGCCATGAGTAACCGTGTTTAGCGCACCATTGTATGAGCTTTGCAAAATCATGATCTGATTTGAGGTTCATGAATTACCCTCTTAGCTGCTTACAAATTTAATTTAAAATATTTGCATTTAGTGCTTGACTATAAGTACCAATGGTACTATATTGTAATCATCAACAGAGCAAAGAAGCTCACCAAACAAAGGGAAAAACAAAATGGCATACACACAAGAGCAAATTGAAAGCGCAAAAAACTACATCAAGTTTGAAATCCTTGAAAATCACCATGGCATCATGGGCAGACAAGAAGCTTCTGAATACTGCGGGTCTAAAACTCTAGAAATCTGGTTTGCGTTAGTTGGAACAATCGGCGAAGTTAACGCCATGGATTTAATTAACTCAACGTCAGAGCAACATCATGCAGAAATCGAAGCTAAAACGCTTGCGCTTTAATCAGGGAGGCGAAGTCAATGACACCCGAACAATTCAAATCTAAACGCAACGAGTTGGGGCTAACACAGTCCCAACTTGCCGAATTACTTGGTATGAGTTCATCCCTTATTATTAGACGCTGGGAAATGCCAAAAACAGCAAAAAGCGCTAGACCGCCAAATCCAATCGCTTGTAAAGTTCTGATGAATTGGAATAAACCGCCTTGTGAATGGTAATAAATGTAAATACTGGTGGCATGTCAAACCCAAACCGCCACCAGTAAATTAACTTTATAGCAAACCCCCATACGGTGAATAAGCTACATCAGATAATGCGTGTTTTATGATATGTTAAACGCTGTAAATCGTCATAAAGCGTGAATTATGAGGCAACCTTAGCTGCCTCCCCTTACTCTTTGGAGCCTATATCTCACAAAACATAAGGTCTGAATAACTGTCACACGAAGATCAACCCGTGAGGCCCTTGGTAGGGACTTAATGCAGATACAATGTAGAGCTGCCACAAAATAAATAACCCTGCCGTGGTTGCAGCCACAAACAGGGTCGAAATAGAAAATCTCTCCCTTAGAGAAAATCTCCAAAAAGAAAATAGCAACGCGCCGTTAAACGCAAATCACCATGTTAAATCACATACTACCTTATGATTTGCGCTTGTCAAGCAACGTTCTGGTTTATCCCCCTATTTGCTCTATGTCCGTTCTCATATCCCCATAAAATTGCTAAGGTGGTCAACGATTGCTTTAGAGCCGCGCTTTCTTTCTGTTGCCTGCGTGTATCGTCCGTTCTAAACGTCTTGAGGCAATACCGTCTTAGTGTTTGCTCTTGAACCAGGATAACCTCTAAGCGATACGTTTCTAATTTTGTCAGCTCATTGTTGATTTTTTTCAAATCCTCTTGAGCGTTAAGCTGTGAATATGGGACAGCCTGACCATTGCCAAATGTATCAACACGCTATTTTGCGTAATCCATGCCAAAACCCGTCTGCCCCGATGATGTCATTTTAGCTAAGTAATAGCGTTGCGCTGCCATGTACTGTTGGGGCGTTATAAACCCTCGCTGGTGCATCCGCTCTATAGGTGCTTGATATTTAGCCCGTTTAACTTTTGTGGTCTTCTGCGTCTCATAAGGGTCAACCACCTCTTGCTCCATGACAAAGCCCTCGCCTTTGATTTTCTTTTTTGGTGGGTCCGTGTCTTTGATTTCAACATTGCCAGATAATGTGGCAGCGACCATGTTAGCGGATCGGCGGGTTTTCTTAGCAGAATGAAACTCACCGTTTAAGTGGATTTCATAGCGGTCTTTGTTCTTTGGCATGTGTTACAATCCTATTATTTATCTGACTTCTCAAACAATACACATCCGAAATCTGGGCCTGTTTCATTGCCCCATCCCATGTCACACTCAACAATCACATCTTTTGATGTTACTTCCTCTGGCTTAATGTAGTATCCTCTAAACCATCGCTCGCATTCACCAAAGCCTGGAATATCCGCTTCACCCTCGCACCAATATTTACAGTTTTTGCAGCGCATGTTAGCTCCTATCATTTCATTTGCGTTCTTTGGCATGTGTTACCCTCGTTTATGAAACCAATGTGCATTTAATCTTGATTTTGACGTGTTCTTTGTACCGTCTAACAATACTCTTCTGCACCACTTCACACTTTGCCATCGTGTCAAAATAGCGGCTTCCTTCTAATGGTGGTTCGAACGCAGCTACATTGACTAAGATGACAAGAATAAACATGGGTTACTCCTTAAGTTTAAAAAAAGTAAAAATGCCTGCTGAAATTGATATTACAGAAATAACAATAGCTAACGGCATACCAAAAACGACGACCAGAAATGCAAAGATAAAAGGTGTGAACGCTATTAAGAAAAGCACTGAAAAGGCAACAAGAAAAGCAAGCGATATATTTTCATAATTTATTTTAAACATCATATTTCTCCGATCCGGTCTAGGTTAAAGGGTTTGCCGTTCATTAGGAGTTGACCGAATGCGATTGCTTTCAACATCTTCTGATAGGCGTGTATGACTGTCGTGTGGTCCCTGTTGCCGTATTGTCTACCAATGGCAGGAAATGAAAGGTCTGTTTTATTGCGGGCAATGAACATGGAGACTTGGCGAACAAGCGCAATCTCTCGTCTTCTGCGATGGCCTTTGACTTGCTTTACCGTGATTTCAAACGGCTCAACTTTCACGCCATCAAGCTCCCAAGCGTTACCGGTGACAATGTGTTGAATGTCTGAAACACTTAAACGGCTTGAAACGTCTTCTGGCGATTCAGCGCTTGCACCCGTCCATGACAAATGATGATAATAGGCTTTGACATGAAAATTATGATGTCCCACGATAACCGGCTTTATTTTGTCTTTTAGCCTTTGTGCAAGTTGCTTTTTCGGTGGAGGTTTAGCCGCTTCAATTAAAACGGGCTTCCATGCGTTTGCTGCCATGCGAGCGCGTCTGGCCTTATGTGCCTCAAACTGCTTGATTTGTTCTGGTACTGCTACTGCTATGTTCATTACGCTGCCTCCTGTGAAATGTTGATTAATTGATATGACGGGGTGTTACCCATGCCTTTTCCGTGGCCTTTGATCTGCCAGCCGTAACCGTTAAGCTTTTTGTTAAGCGCAAAAACCATCGAGTATAGGCAATCATAAGCCCACTCAGGGCCATCCTTTGAGCAGTCGAAGTAAACAGCTTCAATGATATCGTCTCGCTCTACACGGCGCGGATAAGCAGCAATAAGCTTTTCCAATATTCTCTTGCGATGTTTGGTCATTCTGATTTCAGTGATTTGACCAATTTCAAGCGAAGGGCTTTTCAATGGTTGCCGACATACAGGGCAACAGATTTGGGATTGGTTGCTCATGAGGCTTGCCTCTTATCGCTTTCAAAGCCTAGAAACTTCATTCCAGCTTCTTGCTTGTCGTCGTCTAAATCAGCAGCACGAGCCTTAAGGCGTTCCATAGCTGCGCGGCGTTCTTCACCTGTTTGACGTTGATCTAGCGGTTTAGCCTTGATGCTGCCAGTTGGTGCGCCCTCTTGGTTGCCGTAAATGTTCTTGATTGTTTTCTTGACAAACTCAGCGCGTTTATTTTCAGCCCATTTCTCAACGCCATCAAACGCATCTTGTTTTTTCTTAACGTCCGTCCAGATAATATTCTTAAACACCTGATTACGAACTTCTTTGACAAGTTCACTAACCGCAGGGACAAAGATTTCCTCATCGATAAACTTAGTCACAGCCGCTTCAATTGCGTAATGCGGATAGTCTTGAAGCTTTTGAG